GTCAGCGGTCGTTGCGTTAATCGTGCCCTGCCCGATGCGGACGTACACCGGATTGGTTGAACCGGTGTTAGTCACGCAAATGCTGCGGGTGCCAGATTGGATAGTGTAACGAGCGGAGGTTCCAGTTGCTGACTGGGTTTGTCCGCTACCGTAAGAGGGATTGAATGGGAGTGTCATATTAGCCTACGCGATACCATTTTTGGATGACCGGCTCGAACCGGAGTGTGAAGAAGCCGTTTGCCGCGAGAGTCGTCGGAACGCCGGCGCCAACCGCCCCGTTCAGGTTCACCGTCAAAGCGGTGATTGTCTGGGTGGTGTTGACGAGAATCTCTTGGTTTGCCACGCACCCCGAGACCTGCGGGAGTTGGATCGTCAGCGAGGCCACTGTGCTCGTTGGGGTAAGCACCAGCCACACGCTGTTGTTCGTGCCGCTGATGGCGACCGTCGAGCCGCTAATCGGCGAGGAGTACTGGATGACCTTGCCATCGTTGACCGTGACGTTCTGCTCAATGAAGTCAGCCACCACCGCTGCGGTGCAGTTGTAGTCGAGCCCGTTCTGGTTGACAGCAAACAACGTCGAGTTGCTGATGCTGTCGACGTTATCGAGATTTTGAATAGCCATGTTAGAGGAAGAGAAGCTGACCGTTGGGTTGTTGCTCGATGGGGCCAAGAGACGGAACCGGCAAGAACGGCCAGTCCACATCCTTGTTGCCAGCGCCAGAAGGCATCTGCGAAGGGTACTGCTGCTGAAGGACGTTGGCGCTCTGCATGAGGAGCGTTTGGTAGCCAGCAATCGCGCCTGTCTTGGTGTCAGGCGAAGGCGCTTTGCCGTACTGAGGGGCGATACGCATCGCCAGATTCAAAATGACCGCCTCGTTGGCCGTGAGCGGCACATTGGTCTGCGTGTCGAGGTCAGCGTTGTCAGGCGAGTTGGTCAAAGGGTAGCCAATCTGGATGGCTTTCGCGTACCACTGCGCCACCATGGCATCAAGCCGGCGCACCGCTGACTGAAGCTCGTCGGGCGTGAGGTCAAACACATAAGACGCCAACCCGAGTTCCTCAAAAGCAGCCTCAACGAACTGGCGTTTAGTGTATCCCATGCGGTTATTTGCGCTTGCGGCGCGGTTTTTCGTCTTCTTCGTCTTCTTCAGCCAGCAAAACCGGCTCTCCAGCAGCCTCAGGAGCAGGCGCAGCCTTGGATTCGGGCTCGTTGACCACAATCTTCACTTTCGGCTCGTTCTTGAGCTTCTCAGCGGCCTCAACGGCCTTGTTGTAGACGTCCACAGCCTCTTCAACAGTCGGGCTCCAGCCCAACTTGAGCGCGTCATCGAGTTCGTCTTGAGATTCGACGCCGCAGTAGTCAAAAGTTCCGCCTTTGGCCTGACACTTGCCAGGCGAGCGGTACACCATTATAGGAAACTCAATCATTTTTTCAGTTTGCCGACGGGTTTTCCAGCCGCTTGCTTCGCTTTGCGAGCAGTCGAGAGCGCGATTGCAATCGCTTGCTTCTGCGGTTTGCCGGACTTCATCTCCTTGCTGATGTTCGAGGAGATTGTCTTCTGTGAATAACCCTTCTTAAGCGGCATAAGTCCTTGGTTTCAGTTAAGTTAAGGGGATGGCCCCGAAGGGCCACCCCCCGTTTGCGGGAACTATACCTGATTGAACGGAACGATGCCACTCATTTCAGGTTGCTTGTTTACGAACCCTGATTGAACAGGATGATACCACTCATTTCGGGCTGCTTGTTGACAACCCCGTAGAACGTGTCCACACGATACTTGGTCGTGAGGGTGTTCTGGTCGAAACGCTTGGTCATAACGAGCTCCAACCCTTGGTCGGTTGAACCGCGCATCACCGCAACGCCAGCGTTGTCGGGGAGCGAGTAGCGGCCAGGGAGGATTTCAATCGCGTCCTTGTGCCAGAAGCAGTTCACAGGAGCTGCTACCGCGTTAAGGAGCGTGATTGCCGCGTTGGATGCCGCCGTAACTATCACGCAGTTTTGGTTCTGCGCGGAAGCCGCGTTGGCAACCTGATTCGAGATGATCGGAGGGCTGATGACAATCGCTTGGGTACCGCCAGCAGGCGCACTCGCCGAGATAACACGGAAGGTCTTAGGCTGACCGGTGTCACCTTTGGTGATGTGATGCACTGCGTTGATGCCAGCGATGGTGAACGCGTCCCCTGCCGCCAAAGCGCCAGCGGAAACTGCCACCGTCAACGACTGATAACGGTTATCCACGTTGAGCCGCTCAGACGTCGTTGGCGAGGTCGAGATGGCTTTCGGGGTGTAGGAGTTGCCTCCACCGATGGTCGTGTTGATGGTCGCCGTAGCAGACCCAGCCGCCAACCGCACCGCATAGTCGAGCTTGTAGATGTCGAAGGACGCTACCATCCCAACATATGCACGCTCATACGCCTTGTCGGACTTCTGGTTCCCGAAGGAGCGCGAAGCCTTGGCAAGGTCGTTGGCAAGACCGTTGTAGTCCCGCGTGTTGAGCGCGAGGTAGCGGTCACCGTCCATGATGCCTTGCTCGTTGAAGATGGCCTCGCACTGGGCGACGTCATCGAAACCGCTTGTAGCACCAGCAGCAGCAGCGCGCTTAACCACCAGCGTGCCCTGATTGGCCGCGATGTTCAGCACCGACACGTTGATGTCAGAAGCGAGTTTCTGCTTGGCGGAGTTGCCAAGGCGTTGCTCTTGCAGAGCGTCACGAAGCTCTTGAGCGTTGAGCTCGAAAGCGACCGTGCGCGTCTGGTTGATGCTGGCGGGAACCGCGAGCTGGGTGTAGGAGGCGTAGCCACCACCAGGGAGTAATGAGATGTCCGTGCCAACCCCTGCATTCGACAACGAGGTCGCAATGTAGGGCTGCGGGCGCCAGATGACGTTGTTGGTGCGCTCCATCATCGTCTGATCTGTGTTGTAGATCGAGACGTTACGGGAGAGGACAAGCGCGTCGTTGAACCCCTCAAGGAGGTTTTCAAACGCTACGCGCTCTTCTTTATTGAACGAGTTAGCCATAGGTTACTTTTTTGACTGCAATTGACGTTTGTAGGCCAAAATCTGCGTGTAATCACCGGTGCGCTCGGCCTTTGCGCGTAGGTTGTCCAACACTTCGTCGGAACCACCGGTTGACCTTGCCCCGCCTGACGGTGGGGTCTTCTCTGGAGGAGGAGCAGTTTTCTTTGTCACCTTGAGTTGTGATTCGAGCTTCGATACCGCAAAAGCGAACTTCACGGGGTCTTTTATCTCCGAGAGCTCCTTCGCTCTTTTCGGGTTCTTGCCCAGCGCATAAACCAAGAGTGCCGAGTTGTCTGAGCCCTGCAACAAGATGCCTTGTTGAGTGACGCTTAACACCTCTTGCACCGCAGCCTCGGCATCTTCGTAGTCTCGAACCTTCAGCTCAGTCTTGGACTTCGCGTAGTTCTCAAGCTTCTTGTGCCACTCTGCTTGTTGGGCTTGCTGCTCTTCCTCGGCCTTGGCTTGGAGTTCAGTAGCTTTCCGTTTCCGGTCAAACCACTCTGCCAGCTTGGTCTCGTACTTCTCCGTGTCGTAATCGGCGCCTTCCAGTGTCGGCTTCGGCCCAGGGTCAACCGGATTGTTCTCAGTTGCCGATATTGCCTTCAGCTTCTCCTCTAGCTCCCGATTCTTGCGGTGCAGTTCCCGATTGGTTTTACGCACTTCACGCACCCATTCAGGTGCCTTCTCTGCGTCCTCTTTCTGGGTTGGCGAATCCCCGATGCTAACGTCAATCTCTTCCGAAGTGGTCGCCTCCCCGTCTTTGGCTGGCTCCGAGGCCACCGGCGTACCGGTCTCCTCAGCCACAGCCTCCGCTACGGGAGCTTCCTCATCTTCCAAGACAACTTCAGCACCTACTGCCGTGTTGTTGTTCTCCATTTTTTCTTACTTAGTGGGCTTGTCCACTAAAATGTTTGCATAGGCGCTGCCGGCATAACCGGTGCCACCAGCTTCTGCACATCGTCTTCGATGCGATCGGCCAGCTTCATCGCCTTGTCTTGGTCGATTTGACCAGCCTTTGCAATCGTCTCTTCGGTCTTCGCTCTCGTCTCCTCAGCTCTTGCCAGCGTAAGCACCGTATCGGCTTGTGCCTTTGTAGCGAGCGCATTTGCCCTTTGCGCCTCCGCAGCGAAGTACTGCGTCTGTGCGTCCGGTTGGGCGTTCTGGGCCTCTGCAAGGAGCTCCTGCGCCTCTTGCTCGGTGGGTTTAACCGCCCCCATCTTGAGCAGCTTCTTGCGGAAGTACGTCCGCACGTCCCCAAGCCCTTCGCCTTCCATGTTCATCATCGCCATCGACGAGAGCACATTCATCGTCTCAGGGTCTTGCGTCACCGCCATCATCGAGAGCAGCGCCTGCACCGTCGCCTGCTTCTTCGTCGTTGAAGACGGCCCAACGTCCACCGCCACATCGAACTCAGCTTCCGAGAGGTCGTTGTCGTATTCAAGCTCACCGCTCTCAGGGTTAATGACCGGTGTCATGAGCTCAATCTCGTCTTGGTTGCCGTTGGCG